GTTCCAACAATAGCAGTCGCGTCTTTATAACCAGAACCATAATTAACCATTTCTATTCGTTCTATACTTCCATCGTTTGCAACGATCGGGTAAGCTATTGCGCCAGAACCTGTTCTACTGTCAATTTCTACATATGGTGCAAGGATATAATCTTGATTATTTTGTAAGAAACCAGCGGTAAAGTTTTCCGAAGCTGCAAGTTCTACTTCCGAATATGTTTCAGCGCCAACACTAACAATGTTAATTACATCAATTTTTTTAACTTCAATACCGCCAGAAGTATTAGCAACTACAATCGCTGAATTAGAATAATAAGAAGGATTAACAACAGCACCAGATAATCTTACGCGATTTGTGCTTGACCCTGCAGGAACAGTGGTCTTACCAGAAGCAGTTACATAATTGTCGCCAATAGAGGAAACTCGGATTGAGAACAATCCACCATTGACTGCAGCTGATTTTGTATTAGCAAATTCCTGCACAGGAAAATACGAGGTTGTTCCGTATATTTCATCAATTTGTGTATTCACTGTTCCCATATACAACCAAGTATATCCATCAGACAAAGTAAATGGAGTTCCTACAATAACGCTTAGATACTCTCCTGGATTGTTAACAGAAAGAGGTTCTGTATTGGAAACAGTAGCACCATTATCAATACACTTATAGATTTCTTTGGATCCACTATCAATAACAAAAAAGTCTTTTGTGCTTAATAATTCATCTCTATGCTCAGTAGTTCCTGCAGCAAGCATGTAAAATCTATTTGTTTTCACAGCATTCGTATCTAATGCAACATTAATTCTAAGATTAGCACCAGAGACGGTTTCTTGACCGCTGTATGTGCTGTTTGCAACAGAGTTAGAAACATTATAAACAGCCACGTTAGAAAGAGCCGTGAAATCAGAATAAGTTCCACTAGCGACTACGTTTATTGACGAGATAGCATTTGTTGCGCCAGTATTTACTGTCGTCACTTTGAGAATAGTTCCTCCTGCAATCTGAAGAACATCGTTGACAGCATAGTTCGTTCCACCATTCGCAATTGCTACTGATGTGATAGTTCTTTGGTCGGTAGAATTAACCAATTCTGTAATGGCTGTTCTTTTGAATTTTGAAAATACTTTGCTCATTGATTATTCCGTTTAATGTCTGTAGTTATTAATAAAGATAGGAGGAAGCACGATATACGTTATACAAATTCAATTTCTGTTTCTACTGAATCTGTTTCTAATTCTACAATATCTCTAACTACCACTCTGCCAAATTTAGAAACACCAGCTGGGTGCCAAATTTCTTTTAATATTGCAGAGTATTTATCAAACGAAATAGTAGATTGTACTTCATACGAAAACTCTTGATAGTATCTGTTATCATGGATATATTTATTAGAATTCAAGAAACTTCTATTGGTGCGGAAGAAGCCTTCGCCCTTACCATCAGAATCAGAAACACCGACCGCAGAAATAGTTCTTGTCGTGTCTTTGTTGTAGTATAGAGTCAACGATTCGCCGTTCTGGTAACCGATACCCGAGTCAACGACCGCCAATCTATTAGCAGCACCTCGACCGAAACCAGCGATACCAAATACATCAGCGTTATCGACAGAGTCGGTCGCTGGGAAATCTATCTTACCCCAATAAGTAACAGCTAGAAGAGGTTCTGGTGTAGCGTCTGACAATTCATTACCTGCATTGTCTTTGAATGCTTCGTCTAGTTCTATTTCTGTGTCGCTGTTAATAGCAGATACTTTTCTGATTTGTGTACCAAATAGCTCACTATAAACTTCAGAATCAATAGCTAGTTCTCTTGTGAATAAAGTTTCAGAACCAGTTACGACATTACCAGAAATAGTCACCAAACCGCTCAGAGTTCTTGGCTCACCACGAATTCTTAGACCGTACAGAATAGGATCCGTGATGGAAACAAGCACGTTGGTTTTATAACCGTCGCCACCGAATACAGAAGATAGTCCAGATGGAACATTTTTCTCATCTGCGATTTTACCAAATTCAATATTACCGAATTTGATAGCTTCGTCAATATCCATATCGATAGTTGGCACTTCGATTAGCAATGAGTTCGAAACAGAACCGTTGGCGATCAATACTGCTAGGTCGCAGAATCCGCCGTAGTTATTGGCGTCGATTCTCATATCTATGGTTGCTGTACCAGAAGTAGCGCCAGCATTTAATCCTGTAACCGTATAGAAATCGTTGATATTAACAGTACCTACGTTTGCGACAGCCGCAGTTTTTGCTATTGAAAACACGTTAGCATTTACAATACTGACGTTAAACTTAGCTTCTGTAGGAATTAGTGTTGTGTTAGAAGCACTTCTTACAATAATTTGGTCCGCGCCAAGATAACCATGAGAATTAGCAGTGATATACATCGCTGTAGAATTGACGGAATATGCTAGATCTGTAAGTGTTACTGTAACTGGCGTAGTTGTATTTGCTGGAAGTGCTGCGGTATTAGAAGAAGTTTTTATGATAACTTTGTCACCATCTCGCAAGCAATGGAATGGATGTTTGATTATAACGTCAGTTCCATTTCTATACCATGTAACAGCGACATTACATGCGTCTTCAATACGAATACCTGTCAAAGATCTTGTCTGAGATTCTTGGATATAGCCGATCTTAAAGGAAGCTTCTGATACCAAGTCTTCGCCAGAGAATGTTCTAGTGGCTCCACTATCTTGCCCTGTGATTGTTTCAGTAGTGCTAAAGTTTCCTTCTACTCTTCTTAGGAAAACTTTTCCGCCTGATTCAGAAACAAATAGACCGCTGGCACCAGAAGCATTTCCTGTGACAATCTCATTATTTGCAAATGCAGTAGGATAGTTTCCACCCGATGCAGTCAAATCAGCAGATGTGCGTTCTAATCTGATTTGTGGCATGTATTTTGAATAGATTTGTTCGTCGAATCCAGCAGTTTCAAGAGTAGAAACATTACTGAATCCATAACCGCCATTACGAACGTCAAATGTAACAAAACCTGCGCGCTGAACGACGTCAGTGATTACTGCCTTAGCATTTGTACCATTCTTAAAACTATCAACAGAGAAGGTATCGCCTACTTTGAAACCTATACCACCATCAACTATGATAATTTCTGACAACGAACCGTTGATAATCGGGCTATCGATAACTTCAAGATTATTATCGTCTAAAACAGTTTGATTGATAATTTCTTCGTTAGCTTGAAAATGACCTTTAAGATTAGAGATATAAAGTATGTCAAATCTGTTATTTTCTTTAATAAAATAACGATAGTCATTTACAATTGCGGTAGCACCAGAAATACGACCAGTGATAGTCTTACCGACATAAAGCGGTAGATTTTTGTTGAACTGCATTTCTAGATAACGAGGTGTAACAAAATCACCATCAGATGGCTTAATTACGTCGTCGCCTGGAAAGTAAACAGTTATGTCCTCGTTGAATAACAAGCGGAACAATAATTCAAGACCGCGTGAAGTTCCTTTAGAAGCATAGATTTCTTTGATGTGTTTTTGTAGTAGTCGACGGTCACCAGTATATTGACGCGGAACACCTTGTAGGTATTTGTACTGAAAGTTCTCTACGAATTTAATTAAAGTGCTGTCGATGTCACGATATGACATCAGACTTCTAGCTTCTTTCGTTACATTGTTTTCTTGTTCTAGCCATTCATAATATGCTCTAACGAATGCAATGAAGGTTTCTCCTTCCTCTGCATAGAAGGAAGGAAATTGTTGTTTTACTAAACTAGAAACCAGTAATTCTACATCTTTCATTTATTATTCTCTAGCAGCTATTGTGCTGATTGCGATATCTTCTTGTTCTAATGCCAATACTTTATTTGTAGCTGTTTCAATATCTGAATTATTTGGCAAAGCATATATTTTGATATAATTTTCGTCGTACGAGTCTACAAGTAGAGAAGTTATGTTTACTGTGCCTGTTGCGTAGTCTACAGTTCCGCAGTTTACGGGATCAATATCAGAACTTACAACCAATAACTGCCCCAGTCCATTGTCTTCAATTGTTACTTGAAATCCATTATATGTAAACGGAGTAGATTGAATTACTGGTCTTTCGGTGGTATACCTTTTACCAGTATAATCATCTAATAGTGCATTTTCAAAAGTCCATGTCGCAGTAAATGTAATATTTGGTTCTGGTGTTATTCTTTTTACTAGTCTAAGTTTTGTTTCGTTGCTTATGATAGAAAAATCAGAATCGTCAATAGCTTTTACTAACTTTGAGAATCTTAAATCTGAGTTAAAATCATCAAGAGTCAAAGAAGCATAATTAATGATCGCTGTTTTTACTGCAGATATAATCTGACCAGAAGTTTTGGTAGTAGAAGAAACATTATACTTGACGATAGATTCTAAATCAACATAGATGAAGTCAGGGTCTACCACGATTGGATCTATAGAAAGAGTTGTTCGTGTTTTAGCGAATGTTTGGATTTTAATTTTAACTGGATCAGAAACAATATCTCCATCAAATGGAATTGCTGAGATTAACACCTTGCCGAATCTCGGCGGAGATTCTTCTTCACCGCCATAGGCGATGACATTTTTCAAAGAAGGGAAGTTAGTTTTAATTAGAGAAACAAAGTCAGAAGAAGTGATTGCTCTTTCTTGAGTCTGAAAGTATTTTGCAGAGTTAAAACGAATAGATTCATTAGATTCTTGGTACGAACCACTAGTAGTTTTATCTGTCGTGTTTACCAAAGCCACCTCTGTAGAATTACCTTCTACAGAATCCACTGCTGCGAATTTTGTTATTCCGTTAGCTTCGGCACCAGAAGAAATTCTATATTGAACATATACGATATTTCCTGGAGTCAATGCTTGACCTACTAGATTGTTACCAAAAGTAATTTCATATTTGAAATCTTCTGCGCCCTGAACGAAGAATACTTTATCAGTTGCAGTCAATCCAAATAAATCATTAGCGCGAACCCATTCAGTTTGAGTGTTATCTTCTACTGAATTACGAACAAATACTGTTATAGAATCTACATCGATATCTTCTGAAGAAATTATTACACGGCGACCATAAGTGAATACTTCGGTCGACTCAATACCTTCGTAGAAATCTACTTCTGCTGTATAGCCAGAAGCACGAGTAAGAATAGTTGGCTCATTGGTGGTAAAGTAGTATGTACCATTACCAGAATTATCTTTACCTTGTATCTTAAAATATTTTGGAACTGTTAGTGTGTCTGGAGTTCCAGCAGCCACCGGAACAGTAACATTCAATGTTATTGTTGCGCTAGTTCTTGAGCGTGGAACGTAGTTCAATTCTTTTGCGTGAGAAACTAATGATTCTCGTAGCTGGGCAGTATCCAAAAACATTTCGCTACCAATCATGTTCAGATACAGAGCATTTTGATAGGTATTATATGCTAATACGTCTAACAATACAGACATATTAGATCCTTCAAAATCGTAGTCTGCAAATTGACCTTGCTGACGGAGATAATTCTTCAAACTTGTTTTGTAGGAAGAAAGATCTAACTGCGTTGTAGTTAAAAAGCCGTTTGCCATTATCGGATCCTATCTAAGAAGACTTCAACCGTAGTTGAATTTTGTTGATTTGTTTTTAACGAAAATACTATTTGTATAAAGTATCGTTGATTATCATAATCAGGTTGCACGGTAATCTGGTTGATAATAGCACGTGGTTCGTAGTTCTGAAGAGTTAGTTCAATCGCACTTCTAATTAATACTGTTGTTGTAGAATCCATAGGTTCAAACAACAAAGATTGTATGTTACCGCCAATCTCAGGATCCAATAGACGTTCATATTTATTGGTAAGAATCAAATTTCTAACAGAACGTTTTACTGCATTAAATTCAGTAATTCGTACAAGATCGTTCTGCACGGGATTACGAGAGAATGCCGTGCTAAAATCGCTATAAGTTGGTTGTTTGATGGTTGCCATATAGTCCTATTTATACTTTAGATGGGCGATATATCTTTAATAACGAGCCATTATTATTGACTGGATCGTATCCATCTTGCCAAGAAACAGAGATAGTTCCTACATTCGGCTCAGAAGGTTGCGCCTGACATCCACCGATGAATGTTAGCTTTCCATCCTGACGCTTTTCTTTCACGAAGTTTACGTGACCGAAATCCCAAACTGCTATATCTCCAGCGATGGCGTC